AAATGTGGCAATACGCATTTTTTTACAGAGAAGCATGGTACGCAAACAGGACTTTATTGCTCAGCTTGCGGTAAATGGCAAAAATGGCTTTCCAAAAATGAAGCACGTGTTTTTGATCATGCTGCTAAAGCAGACGTGAAAGAGAGGTGACGATATGACACTGCATGAATTATCCCAATTATACTATCTAAAACGCGAAATTGAAATGGACAAGCAGAGGCTTGCCGAACTTCGGCGCGACGCCGCGAGCCCATCCGCACCTAATATTACAGGGATGCCGAAAGGGACAAGCCTTGAAAGCACTCTTGAACAGAAATGTGAGAGAGTATTCCGGTTAGAGGCGATAATCAATGCAAAAATAGCCCGCTGTGAACGCGAAAGAGAAAAGTTGGAGAAATATATATCCAATGTCCCAGACAGCCTCACGCGGCAAATATTCACGTTACGTTTTGCCCATGGATACACATGGCGTCAAGTTGCTAATAGATGCGGGGGATATAATACGCCGGACGGGGTGCGTAAGATATGTATGCGGTATTTGCAAAATGAACAGAAAACAGCCGGCATATAATCCGGCTGTTGGTCTGTTAGCTTTTTTCACCTAAACGCTTTAATGCATCGACAATCAGCTTACATACCCATTCAGGTGGGGTGCGTAAACCGCGTTCCCAATCAGATACTGTTCTTATCGGGATTTCCAGCAGATCAGACATGGCTTTTTGCGTCAAATTTTTTTCTACGCGGACCTTTTTTACGTCATCGTATTTCACTGTTTTACTCCTTTCATAACGTTTTAATGACAATGCAGAACAACCCTAAACTGATTGCCAATGTTTGAGAGTAGTGTAATTTTATAGGGTAAAAAAACAGGGAAAACCGTTTTACGGTTAGCCTTCGAGTATTGTTATTTTATAAAAAATTGACCGTTCCTTATGGCGTGGGGCGGTTATTTTTTATGCCAATCTTGTAAATAAATTGTTAACACAGTCTTGCTTTTTTATTCGTTTTCGTTCAAAAACTGTTCAACGGCATTGTGCAACGGTAAACTGTAGGGAATACCTGCTTTCCTGCATTTTTCTTTGTATTCTTCCGCTTTTTCCTTGCGGACATCAAACGCAATTCGCGTGTAGGTCTTTTTCTTGTACCGCGCCTTTACGGCTGTACTTGTATGCACTTTCTTTTTTCCTTGATTTTCCATTGACAAAATCTCCTTTTTGTGATACAATGTAATCAACGGGGGAACCGTTGCAAAGACGGTTGACCAATTTATCGTTATTTTATGAAATAACCGCTTAACTGCTCAAATTAAGGCGGTTATTTTCTTTTAATTTCTCGAAAAATTTCAAGTATTAAAATTAGGGTAAGTACTGTTAATATACTGTCCATGTTATCACCCCCTCTACATTGGGAGTGTCAGCCGCCTTTTGTTATCCCCTTGTTGATTACGTCTATATTATACCATACGTGTACACGTATGTCAATACATTTTTTACTATTTTTTACACTTATTTTGTAAACAAATTATTAATATAAAAGTTGTCCGTTTTGTCCGCTTTGCCTATGGTATAATTGTATCATGAAAATATATCAAAAAGAGCCTGAGAGGGCTCTTTTTTGTTATTCGGTGCCGCGTGCGCGGCGGTTGAGGTTGGCGGGAATATACGAAAAAAAAGAAAGGCAGGTGAGCTGTATGGCTTTGAAATTAAGACAAGAGGCGTTCGTCAATGAGTTTTTTAAGAATGAAGGCAACTGCTACGCAGCCGCCATTGCTGCCGGATACAAAGATGCAACGGCCAAAGAAGCATATATGTGGATAGATGAGCAAACCCTTAAAAACCCGCGCAAAAAACAACGATATAAGCCGGAGATTGCTGCAGCTATTGCCGAACGCCGAAAACAACTGGAAAATGAGCGTGTAGCAGATGCACAAGAAATTATGGAATTTCACACTGCTGTACTGCGTAACGCGATTACAGAAAATGTTGTTGTGATTACGGGCGACGGGGACGGCATGAGCTCCGCTGGTTTACTTGAAAAACCACCGAGCATTAAAGATAGGCAAAATTCAGCCGATGCTTTGGCAAAAATACTGGGCATTATTAGCAATAAGGTGGATGTTGCCGGAGCCGTGCCGGTTGTAATTTCCGGGGGTGAAGATCTTGAAAATTAATATTCTGGGTACCCGATATACAGTATACCATAGATCAGATACACAGGATGCCTATTTGCGGAAGTGCGACGGCTACTGCGACAGAACTACACGTATTATAGTGATAAAAACGAAATCCGACAATTGTGAAATAGGTGATTTTGAAAGATATCGCCGAAAAGTATTACGCCACGAGATTGTGCACGCTTTTTTGTTTGAATCAGGACTCGCCGAAAATTTTGTACACCCTGAATGGAGGCACGAAGAAACAATGGTTGATTGGATTGCCGCACAATTCCCGAAGATGCTAAAGGCATTTGAGGAGGCTGGCTGCGTTGAAGACTAAAACAGCACAGCAATTGTATTTACCTGATGTTGTGGGCAAGGGATACGGTACATTTTGGAATTTTAAGGGGCGTTACCGCGTTTGCAAGGGGTCACGTGCATCCAAAAAATCAAAAACCACGGCCTTAAACAGTATCACACGGATTATGGCGTATCCGCAATCTAATCTTCTTTGCGTGCGAAAAACATACCGAACGCTGAAAGACAGCTGCTTTACGGAACTTAAATGGGCTATACACCGCCTCGGCGTTGATGCATGGTGGGATACAAAAGAGAGCCCACTTGAAATGACATACAAGCCCACTGGACAAAAGATTCTTTTTCGCGGACTTGATGACCCGCTGAAAGTAACATCCATTACCGTTGAGGTTGGGGTGCTTTGCTGGCTTTGGGTAGAGGAGGCATACGAGATAAGCTCGGAGGCTGATTTTGATACGCTTGACGAGAGCATCCGAGGCGAGGTACCGCCGGGGCTGTTCAAACAGGTAACATTGACATTCAACCCTTGGAATGAACATCATTGGTTGAAGAAAAGGTTTTTCGACAAGACAGATCCTGATGTACTTGCTTTAACAACAAATTATTTATGTAATGAGTGGCTGGATGCAGCGGATAAAAAAGTGTTTGAAACTATGAAACGAAACAATCCCCGCCGTTACCGTGTTGCAGGTTTGGGTGATTGGGGCATCGTTGACGGTTTGGTGTATGAAAATTGGGAGGAGCGACTTTTCGGCATTGACGAGGTGCGGAAAACGCCAGGTATTAAATCGGCGTTCGGCCTTGACTTTGGATATACCAACGACCCCACCGCATTATTTTGCGGTTTGATAGACACCAGTAGCAAAACTATCTGGGTATTTGATGAAATATACAGCCCCGGGATGAGCAACGAGGATATAGCAGCTGCTATTACAGAAGCGGGCTATGCCAAAGAGCGTATCCGAGCGGATAGTGCCGAGCCGAAAAGTATTGATCGCCTTTATGCCTTAGGGATTGCTCATATACGTAGGGCACGCAAAGGCAAGGACAGCATTAACAACGGCATCGATTTTATACAGGATTATAAAATCTTTATCCATCCACGGTGCACCAATTTCCTTACCGAAATCGGCAATTACACGTGGGACACGGACACAAAAACCGGTAAAAAGCTAAACCACCCCATAGATGATTTTAACCATCTTATGGATGCTATGCGTTATGCGCTGGAAGACTATTGTATGGGTCCGGCATTTAGTTTTAAATAGAGGAGGTATAGCCAATTAAAACATTAAATTTTTATTCCCCGTCAATCGAAGTGCAGGCCCGTATGGCTGCAAACATTGTACCGGGCATTACAGATAGACGATTTTTAGAATTAGAGATCAAAAAATGGCTGACGTCCAGGGAACGACAGCAGCAAATAGCCGGTGACGCATACTATGATGGTCTGCAGGATATTTTAAATCGCAAGCGCACCGTTATCGGAGAGGGCGGTGAACTTAGGAAAGTTGAAAACCTGCCGAATAACCGCCTTATTGACAATCAATACGCAAAAATAGTAGATCAAAAAGCAAATTATCTTTGCGGGCAGCCGGTCACCTTTGATACTGAAAATCCAGCCTACGGCAAAGCACTTTCAGCGATATTTGGGCGCAAAGCGCAAAGAACCCTGCGTATTATAGCAGAGAAAGCGTTGACGGGCGGTAAGGCGTGGGTATTCCCGCATTACACGGATGATGGCACACTTGCCTTTGCAATGCTCCCGGCGCACGAGGTGCTGCCGTTCTGGAACGATACTGCGCACACAGATCTTGACTGCGCCGTGCACTTTTTCCCCATTTACGAATATGACGAAAAGGGCAATGAGAGCATTGTTGAAAAGGTGGAAGTTTTCCACGCCGGTGGCATTGACCGTTTTATCTGGAACGACGACGCACTTGAACCTGACAACGATGCAATTTCCGGTGCGTATGTTACCGTGATTGATCCCAAAACCAAAAAACCCCGCGCATTGAACTGGACGAAAATCCCATTGGTGTGCTTCAAGGCAAACCACAGGGAGCTCCCTCTTCTTTGCCGCGTACGGTGTTTGCAGGATGCCCTTAACCTTATGTTTTCCAATTTTGTAAATTCTATGGCGGAGGATGTTCACAATACCGTGCTGGTTATACACAACTATGACGGCGAGGACTTGGGCGAATTTAGACGTAACCTCGCCA